TCTACCGCGCAGCCGACATTGTTGGCCGTGAATTGGTTGGCGTCATTCCATCCGTTACAATCAACGCCGGTTCCGAAGGTGCTGCGTTTGGTGACACGGTTCGCGCTGCCTACACCCGCACGCCAACTCTGAACGACAGCTATGCGCCTGCGATGACCATCCCCGAAGGTAACGATCAGACCGTTGACAACAAGGAAATGACCATCGACAAGGTTGCCAACATTCAGATCCCCTACACCGGCGAAGACATCAAGCACCTGAACAACGGCGCTGGATACGAAACCGTCTACGGCGACCAAATTGCACAAGCCATGCGCAAAATCACCAACGCAATTGAAAGCCACACGGCTTCCACGCTTGCTCTTGGCGCGTCACGCGCAATCGGTACGGCTGGCACAACCCCATTCGGTTCCAACTTTGATGAAGTTGCAGAAATTCGTCAAATCTTGGTTGACAACGGGATGCCACTTGACGGGCAAGCCACAATTGCGATGAACACCGCAGCCGGTACAAAGCTGCGCAACCTTGCACAATTGCAGCGTGTCAATGAAGCTGGCGGCGAGGAACTGTTGCGTCGCGGCGAATTGCTTAACTTGCAAGGCTTGATGTTGAAGGAAAGCAACGGCATCGCATCGCACGTCAAAGGCACTGCAACAAGCGTGACCGTAAACGGCGCACTTGCGGAAGGTGCAACCGCTATTGTGTTTGACGGTGCAACCGCAGGCGCAACAGGCGTAAAAGCTGGCGACGTTGTGACATTCGCAGCAGACACAGCGAATAAGTACGTTGTTGAAGCTGGCGTTGTTGGTACATCCGGCACGTTCACAATCGCCGCGCCGGGCTTGCGTGTTGCAATCCCTGACAACAACGCTGTGACAATCCTGAACAACCACACAGCCAACGTCGCGTTCCACCGCGCGGCTTGCGAGTTGGTTGTTCGTCCACCTGCGCAGCCACTTGGCGGCGATGCGGCTGTTGACCGCCTGACCGTACAAGATCCGTTCTCCGGTCTTGTTTACGACATCGGCGTCTATAAGGGCTATGGCAAGTCGATGTTTGACATCACGACTTTCTATGCCGCGAAGGTTTGGAAGCCGAATTTCGTCGCAACATTGCTGGGCTAAATTTAGAAGAGGGGCGGGCTTCGGCTTGCCCCTTCACTAAGTTTAGAAGGGACCGCATATGGCACTTGATACCACAATTGGCGGCGTAAACGCTGACAGCTACGGCACGCTTTCGGATTATGAGGGCTATGCGCTGGGCATGGGCTACACGCTCGCTGCTACAGATGCGGCAAACGAAATCAACATGCGCAAAGCTGCAAGCTACCTTGATCGTAAATATTCTTTTATCGGAATGAAGCAATTTCAATTTCAAGCCCTGTCTTGGCCGCGCTTGGTCAACGACCTTGTGGATAGCTGGCCGGTCGATCCTGACACAATCCCGCTGGACATCAAACACGCGCAATTTGAAATGGCGTTTATCCTGCAAGGCGGGCTTGATCCGTTTGCCACAATTGAAACCAGCACGACAAGCGAAAGCATCAAAGTCGGGCCGATCACAATCGCGGGCAACAACCTGCCAACATCAACGCCCCGCATTGTTGCGGTTGAAGGGCTGTTGCGCGGTTACGTTCGCGGCGGCGTGGGCATGGCCAACATGGTGCGCGGATAATGGCTACAATTCGCGGCAAGGTCACGGGCGCATTTGACAAGCTGGCCGCAAAGCAGCCGGACGCGATCCAGACAGGCACAATTCAACAACCGACACCACAGGCCACAGGCGGCGGACCAAGCGACCCAACGGGCGGCACGGCTGGCACAACACCAACGCCGGTCACAGCCCGCATGGCGATATTTCTGATTGACGGCAGCAGGGTAGACGGAACTGCCATCAAAGTTGGCGACTTCCAAGTGATCGTCGAGCCTATCGGGATTGAAATCACGTCTTCGGATCTTGTCACATTTTCTTTTGCTGGCGTCACAAAGACGCGCACGATTATGGACACGGGCCGCGTGGCATCGGGCGGACAGACGGCGCTTTATGACATGGTTTGCCGTGGGTAGTTTCGCAGATCAATTGCGGGCCGCGCAAACAAAGACTGAACGCAAGATGGACACCTTGGCTCGGCGCGTTGCAGGGGACGTTTTCCGCAATGTGATATTCGAAACCCCCGTTGATAAGGGCGGCGCGCGGGCAAACTGGCAACCGTCCATCGGCTCCCCAGCAGTCGGAACCGTGAACGCAACAGACACCAGCGGCGCGGCAACTATGGCAAAAGTGCAAGCAAAGATTGCGACGATGGACGCGGGCGACATTATCTATCTGACGAACAACCTGCCCTACATCTTGAAGCTAGAAGAAGGCGGTTATCCTGACGGGCCAAAGACTATCGGCGGCTTTTCACGCAAAGCACCGGCGGGGATGGTCGCGCTGACCGTGCAGAAATTTCAAAGCATTGTCCGACAGCTTAACATGGAGATTGGCAGACAATGAGCAATGTAGAAAGCGACATCTTGCAAGCCCTAAACGCGCAAGCGGACGTTATGGCAACCGCGCTGGGCTACCCCGCGTTGTGGTCGCAAAAAGGCGGAGATCAACCGGCTGACGAACACGTCACGCTGTTTTTATTGCCTAATGATAACGTCCCGGCCGGGCTGTCGGATCAAGTTTACATGCGCCAAGGGTTTCTGGTCATCACGCTGGTTTCGCCTCTTGACGTTTACGAAGTGGCCACAAAGCGCAAGGCGGGCGAGATCGTCGCATATTTCAAGCGCGGGTTGCGCGTCACTGCAAACGACACGCGGGTCACGATAACAGGCCACAGCGTGCGTCAAGGCCGCGAAGAAGGCGTGCGGTGGGAAACCCCGATTTATATCAGCTACGAAAGTATGACATGAAAAAGCAAAACACCTTCACCCGCATTGATACGCCACTGGCAAGCCCCACAGGCGTTGCCGCAAAGCCGGTCAAAGCAAACCTCACAAACAGGGCCGGTGCGTTCGCCACACCCCTTGAAAAAGATATTGGCGCATGGCTGAAAATAGGCTGGTTTCGCGTCAATAAATAAATGCCCGCGTTGGGCTTAATCGCTTGAAAGGATACCAAGCACATGACTACCAACAACAACATTGGCCTGACGCTATACGGCGTAGCAGGTTCACCAGCCACCAACAACAAAGCAGGCTTTGAAGCCCTAACCTTTGTGCAGCTTAAAGGCACGCAATCCCTGCCCGTCTTCGGCGTGACGCACAACAACATTGATGTGTCAGACCTTGGCACAGGCTTTACGTCTGGCGTTAAAGGCGCGGCGACTGGCAAAGATACCACCCTGACCTTTCATGGCGACGGCACTGACACAGGCATTGCTACTGCTATCCTTGCGGCTAATGCGCAGTCGGGTGTTTATTCGCTCAAGATTGTGCGCGGTTCTGGCACGGACAGCGGCGACGGCCCTGCACCTGTCACGGGTGACGTTGTGCAGTACGCCCATGGCTACCTTCACACATATGAAGAAAACCCAAAAGACGACAGTTCTTTTGAAGGTGCTTCAATCAACTTTAAGCAAAACGCGGCCACAGTGGACGACGTTGAGCCTTCCTAAATCCGCTTAGGCGGTAGGGGCGGCGCGGTTTGGTTCGCCCGTCGCCCCACTTGAACCAGAACCCCAAGGATATAAACGATGGATTTTTCTAAGTTTGACAGCCGCGCAAAAGCTGAAACCGGATCGCCAATGCAGATCGTTGATGAGTGGACAGGCGAGGCGCTAATGGATGGCGACAAGCCTTGCCGGGTTATCTTGCGCGGTACTGCGTCGGCATCTATGCAAGCCAAAATGCGGGCAGCACAAAAGGCCGCTATGATGTCTAAGGCTGCAAAGGCCAAGGGCAGCGATGACGAAGCCCGCGTAATGGAAGATGTCCATGACCAGCTTTGCGAAGCGGCTGCGCCGTTCATTGTTGGTTTTGAAAACGTGGACAAAGACGGCAAGCCCGCAACCGCTGACGATGCGATGTGGTTCTTAAACCTGACTTTTGTGCATATGGGCGTCAAAGAGGATGCAGACGGTGAACCTGTTTTGAATAAAGACGGCGAACCTGTGTTTGAAATGTCCAACAACCCGTTTGCCAAGCAGTGCAGCGACTTTGCATCTAAGCAGGCGAACCGCTTGGGAAACGGCAAGGGCAACTAATACTTGCCGCCCACCAAGCCGGATGGTTGAACGCCATTATTGAGTTAAAGAACGACAAAACAGACAGGCCGAAAGAAAGCCGTTTGATGCGTCACACCGCAAACAACACCCCCGCGCCTTTTGTAGAATTGGACGCGGGGGAATACTTGCTAAATATCCTGATCGAGGCTGGGCCGATAAAGTCTGGACCGATGGGCGGCTTTCAGTCGCTGGATTGGGTTGACATCGCGGCCTATGCGTCCCTGACGATGGATACGATTGAGCCTTGGGAAGCCAGCCTAATCAAGAAAATGTCAGACGCTTTTGTCACTGGCATGAATGAAGGCACAAGCCCTTTTTCTATACCGCCAGACCAACGCAACAAAACCAAATAACGGCCCGCTGTTGTGGCGGGTCGCAACCGTTCAAGGATGAATAACACATGGCTGATTTTGCAAACCTTGTTCTCGGCGTTGATACGCGCGGCTTGAAAAAGGGTGAACGCGCGCTGGACGACACAACCCGCGCCGGGCGCAAGACTGAACGGGCCACAGACGGCGCGGCGGCAGGTATGGGGCGGCTTGGGGCGACATCTGGCGGCGTTGCTGCCGCTGGTATGCGAAGGTTTGCCATTGCCGCCACGGCTGCCGTTGGGGCGCTTGTGGCCGTTGTCGCTGCGGGCGCGGGCCTTAACAAGTTTGTGGATGCCACTGTTGAAGCCGATGCAGCACAGGCACAGCTTGCGGCGGCTATCTTGTCAACGGGCAGCGCGGCTGGCCGGACGATTGGCCAGCTAAACGCGCACGCAGCAGCGTTGCAGGGCGTTACAAAGTTTGGCGATGAAGCAACTAACGCAATGCAGGGCGTCTTGCTGACCTTCACACAAATTCAAGGCGGAACCTTTGACAGGGCCACAGTCGCCACAATGGATCTTGCGACCGCGATGGGTACGGACCTGAAGGCGGCGGCGCTGCAAGTCGGCAAGGCATTGAACGATCCGGTTTTGGGTATGACTGCCCTATCGCGTTCGGGCATCCAATTCACCGAAGCGCAAAAAGACGTTGTCAAAGCAATGGTTGCGACAAACGACCTCGCAGGCGCGCAGGGCATTATTCTGGGCGAACTGGAAAAGCAATTTGGCGGGTCGGCTGCGGCGGCGCGCGACACGCTGGGCGGCGCATTGGCTGCGCTTGGAAACTCGTTTGGCGATCTGTTTGAATTGTCTGGCCCCGCAACAGAAACGCTGCGGGCATCAATTGACAGGTTGATTGGGTCAATAACCGACCCGCGATTTGTTGCAGCCATACAGGGCATTGGCGCAGCATTATTTGGAATGGCAGAGATTGGGATAAATGCCTTGTCCGGCCTTGCGGGCGTGTTTTCGTTTGTAGGCGAAAACATCGACGCCGTTTCTGGGATTGTTATCGCGGCCACAGGTGCGCTTGTTATTGGCTTTACGCCTGCAATTATAGGCGCGACAGTTGCCGCGGCCACGTTTGTTGTTGGTTTAATTACATTAAAGGGCGCATTGCTTGCCACTGGCATTGGCGCGGTTGTCGTCGTTGCCGGATTGCTAATTGGCAAATTTTTGGAGTTAGTCAAAGGCACGGGCGGCTTTGGCGAGGCGTTCAAGGCCGTGGCAGTTTTGTCACGCGCTGTTGTGACTGACATCGGGACGTTTTTAGCTGCTTTGCTTGCTGTATCTCAATCGGTCGCGGCTGGGTTTTCAGCGACATTCCTGCAAGCCTTTGCGTCAGTTCTGGACAGCGGTTTTGACTTTGTTGATAGCTTTATCACTGGACCGTTGAACAGTTTAGAACGTGCGCTGGGGCTTGACCTGCAAGAACCATTGCGGCGCAAGGTTTCCGACGGCTTGCGCAAGATGTCTCTAGAATACACAGCGACAGCGCAGGCGGCATCGGCAACCGCAAGGCAATTGTTTGCATCGACAACCGCAACTTCAACAGCGTTTGAGGAGTTTACAACAAAAATCGCGGAGACAGCCGAAGAGGTAAGCGCAGCAAAGATAGCAAGTGACTTGCTTGATAACTCACTTACTTCTACTGGAAAGTCTGCGGGCAAGACCGTGCCTAAAATAGAGAAATTAAAAACAGAAACCGAAGCGTTTAATGCGGCAATGAAAGAAGCCGCTATGACAACCGAGGATCTAGGCAAAGCGAAGGCGCAAATTCTAGTCAGTGGGATCGACAGCATGGCTGGTGCGTTTGGCGACTTTGTGAGCGGCGGGCTGAAAGACTTCAAGGGCTTTGCACTGTCTATCGTTGACACGTTTAAAAATATGCTTTCGCAAATGATTGCTCTGGCGGTTAAAAACAAGATTATGATTAGCCTTGGCATGGGCAGCGCGGGTGCTGCGGCTGGCGGCGCGGCTGCGGCTGGCGGCGGAGTAATGTCCGGCTTGGTTGGTGGCTTTGGAACAGCGGCAACGGCTGGAAGTGCTGCGGTTGCTGGCACAGGCTTTCTGGGTGGTCTGGGCAGCGTAGGCAGCGGGTTGATGTCTGGCGGCCTGTCTGGCGGCGCAGGGGCTTTGTCCACAGCGTTTGCGGGTGCATCGTCTGGAGCGGCTGGATTGGCGGCTGCGGCTGGCGCGGCTATCTTGCCATTGGCTGCGGTCTTTGCGGTTGTTTCATTTTTCAAGTCAAAGACAAAAACCATCGACGAAGGCATCAAAGGCGTTATCTCAATGGAAAACGCTGCATTTCAGTCGTTCAAAGAGATTGAAAAGTCGCGTTTCTTTGGCCTGTCTAAAAAGCGGTCAACCATTACCAAGACACTAGGCGCGGGTCCGATGGATCAAGCGGCGTTCCTTGTGCGCGAAAGCGTAGTGGGCGCGGCAGAGTCGCTTGGCGTTTCCAGTTCTATATTTGACGGGTTTACGCACAGATTTTCCTTGTCATTAAAAGGGCTGGACGAGGCGGCAAAGTCTGCGGCAATTTCAAAAGAGTTTGCACGCATGGGCGAAAGCCTTGCAAATCTTGTGCCGCATATCGACAGCGTGAACCAACTTTTTGCGGTAGCGAAAAATCGCGTGGCCTTGACCGAACGGCTGTTGCAAGCGCAGGGCAAAACGCAAGAGTTGACGGCCATTATGCGAGGCCGTGAAATGGACGCCACAAACGAACACAATAAAGCGTTGCTTGCGCAGATTTTTGTAGCGGAGGATGCGGCGGCGGCGGTAAACGCCTTAACCGCTTCATTCAGCGAAAACGCCTTTGCAACTGGCGTTGACCTTCGGCGGGGATTGTCACGGGCTGCTAATAATATCGCTTACAGCCCGGAAAAGTCGCAGGCAGAAATGCTTGCAGAATTAAAGTCGTTGAATGCGCGTATAGATGTGCTACAATCAACATCAGAGATTACCGCCAATTCATCGTCGCAGACGGCAGAAAACACCGACTACACCAACGCCCTAACATTGGATGCCGCAACATGACAACACCACTGCAAATTGTTGTGCCTCTTTTGATTGCGGACGCCAACATCACGGCGTCAAATGTGGCGCTTGAAACTGCGTGGACGGCTGGCACTTATACGCTTGGCACGCAAAAACGTGTCGGGGAACGTATTTTTGAGGTTAGCGCGGCTTCAACATCGGAAGAACCAAGCGCGACGTCAACAGATTGGTTCGACGCTGGACCCGCCAACCGTTACGCGGCGTTTGATCGACAGGTTGGAATTGATAAATATCGCGTTGTTGAAACCGTTACCAGCAATGCGGACACAATTACCTACACGCTTGAAACATTGTCGCGGATCGGTGGCATCGCGTTCTTTGGCGTGCAGGCAAGCAACATCACAATTGTCGCCACTGTTACCACAACAGGCGATGCGGCAAACGTAAGCTATGACATGAAAGACGAGGCGCTTTATGGCGGGTCGTTTTGGAAGTGGTTGTTTGTGCCGAAATCGTTTGAACGCAAACACATCAACTTTGCGTTAAACATTCCGCAGAATGCCTCAATTGATATAACAATCACCAACACAGGCGAGGTTGCAAAGGTTGCCACAATCGCGGCGGGCATTGTTTCGCAGTTTGGTGTTGTTGGCGTTGGAACAGGCAAGACGCTAAAAAGCCGGTCATTCAAAAAGACAGACGGGGCGCTGACATCGCTTTTGCAGCGCACCACGTCGTCAATTGTTTCATACAACGTCACGCTGTTAAATTATGAAGCCAACTCATTCTGGCGCATGGTTGATGACATTGACGGCATTGGCGCGGTCTTTGTTGCCGACGCTCAATATCCAGAATTTTCAATTTACGGCACATTGTCGTCTGCAAATCCAACGGCGCAAGGTGTCGGCACATCTAAGGCCACAATAGAGGCGGAAGAATTATGACAACCCCGACAATCACGCTTTACCCCGACACGCTGCCCGCTAAAGAACAGGCAAACGCGACGTTCGATACAAACGTCGATAATTTCATGGACTGGTTGACACTGACCAACGGCCCTGAGTTGCAGGCGTTTGTTACCTACGCGCAGGACGTTGCGGACAACGTGCTTGCCACGGCGCTTGCAGGCGACCTGCCCCCGTTGACGGGCAAGGCTGGCGACTACATTCGCGCCAATGCGGCAGAAAACGGGGGCGAGTTTCGCACGCCTCAAGAACTTGCTGGCGATCTTTCTGCGTTTTTAGCATCACACAAACCTGTAAACGTATCAGGTGTGACCCCTTCGCTGGATGTTGCAACATACAACTTCTTTGACCAAGGCGCATTGACCGCTGATACTACCGTAAGTTTTGCAAGTTTTCCAACAAACGCAAAGTGGCAGTATTCCTATGTCGCTGCTTTTGATCCGTCTACGACTTTTGATCTTTCCTCGGCATCTTATGCAAGTAAGAGTTTTAGTGTCGCCTCTCAAGATTCTGGGCCATCGGGAGTAGCCTTCAACACTGACGGGACGTCTATGTTTATTTCAGGCACCGGAAACGACACAGTTTATCAGTACACCTTATCAACTGGTTTTGACGTGTCTACAGCATCTTATGCAAGTAAGAGTTTTAGTGTCGCCTCTCAAGATTCTGCGCCAGTTGACCTAGCCTTCAACACTAACGGCACTTCTATGTTTATTGTTGGGTCAGCTACAGACCGTGTTTATCAGTACACGCTATCAGTCGGCTTTGACGTGTCTACAGCTTCCTACGCAAGCAAGAGTTTTAATGTTTCTTCGCAAGAGCCAAGCCCACAGGCGTTAGCCTTCAACACTAACGGCACTTCTATGTTTATTGTTGGTTTTACTAACGACACAGTTTATCAGTACACCTTAAGCACTGGTTTTGACGTGTCTACAGCTTCCTACGCAAGCAAGAGTTTTAGTGTTTCTTCGCAAGAGACAGGCCCACAGGCGTTAGCATTTAACACTGACGGCACTTCTATGTTTATTGTTGGTTTTACTAACGACACAGTTTATCAGTACACCTTAAGCACTGGTTTTGACGTGTCTACAGCTTCCTACGCAAGCAAGAGTTTTAGTGTTTCTTCGCAAGATACAGTCCCAACTGCGATAGCATTTAACACTGACGGCAGTTCTATGCTTATTGTTGGAGACACTAACGACACTGTGTTCCAATACACCTTAGCACCCGAATACTCCCTAACACTCCCCACTGTCGTAGGAACACCAAGCGCCACAGCTACAGGCGACCGTGTGACCTACACTTTCGTCACAAAAGACAGTGGCACAACCGTCAACCTTATTGCGGAGGACATAATCTAATGACCGAACTTATCAAAATAACTGACGGCGTTGCGTCTGCGTATTCTTTTGAGAGGTTTCGCGGTGACTTCAACACCACGGGCCGCGCTGACAAGCACCTAAACCCGCGCGGTGTTTACCGCGTTGACAATCTGCCAGAGCCACAAGTCAACTTTGGCTTTAAGGCTGTTGCGTGGGGGTTCCCAAAGAAGGTCGATGGCTTCTGGACTGCGGGCTGGGACGTTATTGAAGTGAGCGAGGCAGAAGCCCGCGCAACAATTGCCCCCATTAGCCCGATGCAAGGCATCCTCACGCTGGGCGAAACCGAATGGGGCAAGGTTCTGACATACCGCGAAACTGCAACGTGGTCTGAAAAAGTCGTGATCGACAACGCTTCGGATTGGGTTCGCACAAGCCAAAACATTGCTTTTTTTGGTCACTTGTTAGATTACAGCGACGAGCAGATGGACACGCTGTTTTTGCAAGCGGCGCAAGTCAACGCATGATTAACGCCCGCCTATCACGCCCGTTATATATCCTAGCCCGCTTTGCTGAAATGCTTATTTCGTCGGGCAGTCGGGTTATCAACGCTTCTGTGTTCGGCGGGTCAACGCACCAGACAACAAGCGCCCGGGCTTATATTGACGGCAAGACAAACGCAAAATGGGCCAAGCGCCGCAACATGATTGACCGCGTGTTTTGGTTTACGCCAAATCATTGCGCAAGTGCATGGGCTGCGGAGGTTGAAGCCGCGAAAAAAACACTCTTGAAAGCAGGCATCTAATGGACGTAATTCGTGAATTTTGGGCAGTAATCGCGGCTTGCGTCGGTGTTGTTGTTTGGTTTGTTAGACTTGAAGCGCGAGGCATTGCAAACGCTGCGGACATTAAACGGCTTTGGACGCAACGCAAAGAAGATTTGCAGTCGGCAAAGGACAGCCGCGACCGCATGGATACGCGGCTAGATGAAATTAGCGCGGACATCAAGGCAATCTTGCGCAGCATTAAGAATTGAGGGAACCGATGCATATTCCACAGCAAGCGACAGAAATTATCAAGCGATGGGAGGGGCTATGCCTTTCTACATACCTTTGCAGCGCAGGCGTGTTGACGATTGGCTATGGCACAACGGCGCGGGCTGGGGTTGGCATTGTCCCGCGCATGGGCCTGACAATAACGCAACCAGAGGCCGAATGGTATTTGGAAAAGGCGCTTGTTAAATTCGCGGCCAAGGTGGACCCGTTAATTACGGCGCACATAAATGACAACGAGCGATCCGCGTTCCTGTCGCTGGCATACAACATCGGGCCGACTGGGTTTGCAAATTCGTCTGCGCTGCGTCATTTTAACAATGGTGACAAGGCACGGTCTGCTGCGTCCATCCTGCTTTGGAATAAGGAAACCAAGGGGGGGCGTAAGGTTGTGTCCCAAGGGCTTAAAAATCGCCGCGCTGATGAACGTGAACTGTTTTTGCGACCCGTTACCGCAAAGGCCACACCAAAGCCCACAGCAGCCCCCGTTGGCGGGTTCTGGGCTGCAATCGCGGCGTTCCTTGCCGCATGGAGAGGTTTCAAATGAATTATGCACCAATTGCGCGGATTGTCCTGCGTTACATCATCGGCGGCGTGATCGGCGCTGCGCAAGGCGACATGCTTGCGGCGGACCCTGACATGGTGACGTTTGTGGCGTTGGCGCTGGGCGCGGCTGTCGAGGGCGCTTATGCCATTGCAAAGCGGAAAGGCTGGACAACATGATCGAGGCACTTATCGGAATTGCGGTTTTTATCGCGGGCGTGGCTTTTGCGTTTTTCAAGGGCAAAAGAAATCAACGAAACGAAACGGAAGTGGACGAACTCAATGAATATATTGCAACAAAAAAACGCATTGAAGATGCGACCCGCCGCGATCTGTCTTGCGCTGATGTTAATGACAGCCTGCGCGACCACGCCAAACGATAGGGCTGGATGCGAAGCAACAGCGCAAAGTCGCGTTGATGCAGCACAAGGCGCACTGGCCGACGGCGGCAAACAATCTAGGCGGTCGCTTAACGTATTGTTAGATCAGTTGCAAGCGTGGTGTAAATAGGGTTTAATCTGCACACGCAATAAAAAAAGGTTGAACCATGCCCGCAGCACCACTAAGCGACAAACTCGCAATTGAAGCCGTTGAAGCCTATGCCCGAAACAACGGCAAGGGCAACCTTGCGGCAAAAGAACTAGGCATCCATCCGAACACTTTTGGAAACCGTCTAAGCGTTGCCAAGTCGCGGGGCTTTCACCTGTCAGACGGCGCACGATCCGCTATGCAGGGCGCGGGGCTGAACGGCGTTGAGGCCAAGGGCGGTTGGATACACAATTACGACCCAGCCACGGGAAACAAGACAGGCACAACGCGCTGGGCTGCACCGGCGGATGAAGCCGAAACAAACAAGTTTCTGGACACAATTCGCGGCGCCATTGACGATCTGAAAAACGATGACTTTCCCACATATGAAATCCGGCCCGCACCGGCTGGCGAGTGCTTGTTGGTAATCGACCTTGCTGACGTTCACGTTGGCAAGTTATGCGTTGAAACCGAAACGGGCTACACCTACGGGCGCGACGTTGCTGTCCACCGCATGGTTGAAGGCACACGCGAATTGATCCGCAAGGCGTCTGGCATGGGCATTGGGCGCATCTTGTTTGTTTTGGGCAATGACATTTTGCACGTTGACGGGCCACGATCAACAACCACAAGCGGAACTTATCAGGACAGCCACGGCACAATCCACCAGATTTACCGTGATGCGTTCGCGGGCTATATCAAATGCATTGAACTTGCACGGCTCACCGCGCCGGTTGATCTGATCTTTTGCCCGTCAAATCACGATTGGCTGATGGGTTGGTGCTTGGCCCGCGAAGTCGGTGCATGGTTTCGCAATGCCCCGGACGTTACCGCAACCGAATATAATCTTTCGGAAAAGCATCGCAAGTATTATCGCTTTCAAGATAACTTGATCGGCTTAACGCATGGCGACGGCGCAAAAGAGGCTGATCTATATCCGCTGATGATGACCGAGGCCCGTGCGCATGTTTCGGATTGCCCGCACAAGTATATTTACGTGCATCACCTGCACCACAAAATCCGCAAGCAAGCTGGCGTGCTGTCTCACAAGCGCGAAAAAGATCACATCGGAATGACAATGATGCACAACGCGTTGCGGTCGATGGAAGGTGACAACGTGCAGATTGAATACGTGCGCAGCCCGTCCCCGCCTGACGGCTGGCATCACCGCAACGGATATATCAACCGGCAGGCCGTCGAATGTTTTGTGCATCATCCATACGACGGCCAAGACGGCCGATTTACGGTTTGGTTTTAAGTTTGCGCAGCTTGATCGGCACGCCCCATTTTTGCGCGTTTAACATGCCTTGCAGCATCCCGTCGCTTATGCCGCGATCCACGTAGAACACAGACGCATCGGCTTTCTTTAACCATGCCAGCCCGGACGAGATGCCTTGCGCTCTTTCATCTGGGTCTGTGTCGTCAAGTACGCCGGGCTGCGTATAAAGCAAGTGCGACGCAATGGGCGCTTCCCCGCGTTCTAAGCTGTCACGGACGCAAGCCCGCGCATAGGTTTCATTGTCCGCGACGCTGCCCGCATAAGGGCTTTCTAAAATTACCAGTTTCATTTTGTTCCTCACTTAATTCCGCCCCAAGGGCCATGTAGCCGGCGCCGTCAACATTGCTGTCGCGGTGCGGGCCGTTGCGTAATCGTGCCACCTTTAGCAGCGTCATCATGTTGCACACATCGGATGCCGTCATCGGCTTGCCAAGATACGCAGACCACATTGCAGCGATGCATCCGAATGATTGTTCCGGCGTGCCATAGTCGCTTTCGCGCTGGCCGTTAATCAGCGTGGAAGCCTCGTTCAATACTTCGGTGCGGGCGTTCATAAAAGTTCACCGTCTTGTTCGTAACAAGCAATCTCCCAAGCCTCTTGAAAGTCTTGCACTGCGCGCTCTTTGCCGCCTTCGCTGTGCATACGTGTTTCATCGTATGCCAGTTCGACCATTCCCATTGCAATCTCGCTTTCCGATGCAAGTTCATACGCTTGAGACGGTGACATGCCGTTTTGGCGCGCCTTCATAATCTCCTCGGCAAGTTGGCCCAGCATCGGGCAAAGTTCTTTTGCAGTCACGTTTTCTGCAAGGGCTGGCGTCATAAATGCGCACAGTGCGATTGTTGTGATGATCTTTTTCATGTTGGTTCCTTTGGTTGGTTAAACGCTGCCATAATAGCGGCGAGGTTGAGGGCGTCGGCTGCGGCTTTGGCGTCACAAATGAACATGAAAGGTAAGCCATCCTCTGCCCAAGCAATGAAAAGTGTAGGGTCTGGTCCATCCAGTGCGATGCAGTACGCGCCAGATATAAACTCCGCCCGCAATTCGTTGTACTCCCACACCAACGGCGCAATCATATCGGGCAGGGCGGCTTTGTGCGCATCCCAACCGGCACGAAACACTGAACGCTTGTAGCTACACGGCTCGTCAATCGTTGCGTGTATAATTCTGTCGTGTTCTGCCGCAATTTTATCCCGCATATCCATCACACGGCTCCCGTTGCGTATAGGTAGGCCACGTAGGGCATAACAACGGCAAGGTATGCTGCGAGGAACACAGCGGCGGCAATGGTTGCGTGATATAAGGTCATTCGGTTTCCTTCGGCTTGATTGCGGCGTTGATTGCATCGGCTACGGCTTGGCCTGTGCCGTATGGTAAAAACATTGGGAGGTTAAAGCCGTCTTCGGTGAACACCTCAACACAGTCAAAATCGTTCTGGGGATAAGTTTTCGCCACAGCAATTTCGATGTGGTGGATTGAAATGTTGACAGTCATACTAACACCCCCCAACTTAACGGTTCATAAAGGCCGTTGCCAGTCTCCACCATATCGCGGCGAAATTCCATATCTTTGCGCAACTCGGCTTCGTGGTCATAAGCTGGCGCGGGTGGCTTTGGTCGCGCACGGTCAATCGCGGCGTAGATGTTTGCAACACGGCCATATTGTTGCATTGTCACGTCCGGGTTGTTGCCGTGCTGTTCAATGTGCGCGATGTCATCGGCTGGCAGCGCGGGCTGCATTGCCTTTGCGCGTTCTAAATAGGTTTTATGTGTCATTGTTTTTGTTCCCTTGTTTGCTTCTATCCCCTTTATCCAGCAACAACCCCGCACTGTCAACACCTTTTATGTGCGTAATATATGTTGCGCAGAATTGGCGTTGCTGTATAAGGGGCATATGAAAAACACAAAACAAAAACTTACAAACCGGTTGCACGTTCTTATGACAGACGACGACCGCGAAAAACTGGAACGCGCCGCTGCAGCTATGGGCGTTGGCGCGTCAACCTACACGCGCATGTTGATCATCAAAGACTATTCAAAGGGAGAAAGCGACAATGACAAAACCTAAAATGACACCGGACGAATTGGCCTACGCGGTTAAGGATCTAATCGAAAGCAACGGTGACGTGTTGGCCGCGCTGACCTTTGAAACAACTAGCGGCGAGCATTACTATAATACGTCGATTGTTCGCAGCTTTGGCGAATTGTCAAAATCCTATTTTATTTTGTAAGGGGAGAAAGCGACGATGACTAGACTTGAAACACCAGACGGAACAAAAGACCGCATCCGAAAGTTAATCGCAGGATTTGAAAGGCACTGCGCCGCAATGGGCCATGAATGGGAACCGTCAATCTTTGGCGGCCATTACTGTCGAGCGTGCGGCGCGGCCAGCTTTGCACCCAAGGCGGCTGCCTAACCTTGCGCGGCAAGCCAATCGTTGAACGCTTGCCACGCAGCATCGCAGCCCAGCGCCACACAGGCAAACGCGCCCGCCTGATGCGCTGCTGTTAGATATGCGACCTGTCCCGGCTGCCACGTGCTTTTTGTGCGGTCACGGCGCTTTAATTCACAAACAAACGTCACACGTCCGGGCAAAATAATGTCAGACGCGCCGGGGGACATGCCTTCGGCTTTCTGTTTTGACATGCCGCCAAACTGCCCCCCGCGTAATTGCTGTTCGTTGCGCGGGTGGACGGCAAGCAGCCCCCAGCTATCGGGGTATTGCGTGCGCAAGCGATTGAAGAACGTCACCTGTTCAACGCTTTCCGTTGCGCATTTACTGCGAAAATCGGTGTCACCATATACACGGAACGGCAGGTCATTTAGTTTCATTTCATCACCTCTACATGATCCGGCTCGACATCGTGCGGCCTGTCGTAGCCGTAGACATTATAAAAGCCGCTGGTCGCGTCTTTGCGGTAAGTGATCGTCTTGGGGTCGCCGCCTTGCGTTGCTTTCTGAAATGCGACCCACTGGCTTTGCTGCTTTGTGTAATGGCTATCGGGGCTGAACCAAATTGAGAACGACCGCCAAGGCGTGACAAAATCCACGCGCACTGTTTTGTTGCCTTTTTGCGAAATGCCCTCACGCGAAACCATCGACACGATTTCATCTGTTTGCATTTCAGTCGGGGTGCGCTTGGTGCGCTTGAAATCCATCTGCAATTTCTCGTTAGGATCAACAATTTCGGCTTTGCACTCGCAGCAATAACGCGCGGCGATGTCATTTGCGGCCTCACAAAACACACATTCCTTGCTTGTCCATCGGTACTCGCATCGTTCATACGTGCCAAGCGGCCCCGTCTTTTCTTGGTTTAAGCACCGGCGGCCATGATGACCAGACAGCGGACCATAGTCTGTCATAACCCGATTGCCGTCCAGATCAAGACAGTAGCCCGCCACGTCTTTGTCATAGTCCACATATTTAATGTTGGTCGAAAACCTGTTTTCATAACCGCAGGTCGGACAATCGGCTGACGCCTTGCCCTCGCCCGCCTCTTTTCCTGCCCTGATTTCTGGCGCAAACAAATCACCGTCGGGGCAATGATCCTCAATGTTTGTCGTGTAATCCAAAACCAAGCAATCCAGCTTGTTTGTGTCCAAGCGCAGCCCGCGCCCGATGATCTGTTGCAACAGCCCGACGCTTTCTGTCTTGCGCAAGATTGCAATAACATCAACGTGCGGCGCATCAAAGCCGACCGTAAGCACAGACACGTTGACCAGATATTTTGTTGTGCGCGATTTGAACGCGGACAAGATCCGCTTGCGTTCACTTGCTGGCGTTTCTCCCGTCACAAGCGCAGACAAGCCCGGCGGCAGCGACGCCATGACCTCGTTTGCGTGCTGGACCGTTGCGGCGAAAAACATCACGCCGTTGCGGTTGGCAGATTGCGCGACAACATCTGCAACGATTGCCGCCGTCTTGCGCCCGTGTCCGTGATATGCGCGATCAACGGCTTGGCTGTCGAACTTGCCTTGCCCATTGGCTGTCAGGCTGGCCGTGTCATAGCCTTCTGTGCCTGCGGATCCCAGCACGGGCTTTGTTAGAAAACCAAGGTCAATCAGTTCAGGCGCTGTGATCCGGTCAACTAGAATTGGAAAGTATGGGTCGCGCGTTGTTTCGTCGCTGTTGACCTTGCCGTCCGGCCACTGGCGAAAGATGTAACCGCTGCCAAGGCGGTAGGGCGTCGCTGTCAGGCCAATCACGCGCAGCATCGGGTTGCCGTCGCGCATTGCGTCAATGATGCCTTTAATCGTTGGTGTCAGCCCGTGCGCTTCGTCAATAACAACTGCGGCATAGCCTGATTGAAAGCGGCTGATGCGGTTTTTTACGGTCAACGGCGAACCGAAAACCACGTTGTGTCGCAGGTCTTTTGCGCCCGCACTTGCGCTAAACATGCTGGCCTTGTGACCGCTTGCCATGTATTTCTGGCGGTTTTGCGTCACCAACTCGGCAGACGGCGCAAGGCATAGTACCTTTTTGCCTGTTGCGCCGTGAATTGTTTGCGCAAGCGCCGCGATGACGTGGCTTTTGCCCGCGCCTGTTGCCGCCTCGATCAAGCAAGGGTCAACGCTGGTCCGCATGTGCAACCACGCCGCATCGTGCGCGTCCTGTTGGTATGTCCGCAGGGTCATAGGTCAAATCCGTCTTGCGTGGGTTTCGTTGGAGGTGCGACGAACAGGTCAGGCTGGTCATATGCCGCCTGAACGCGCCTGCAGGCAATCTCGAAATAGTCCAGGTCCAGTTCAATGCCGATACCCTTGCGGCCAAGTTTGGCGCAGGCAACAAGCGTTGTACCGCTGCCCATAAAGGGGTCCACTACGCAGCCCGAAGTCCACTCAATCACGTTTCGCATTAGATCAACTGGCTTTTCAGTGGGATGGTAATTGTTCCCAGTTCGTGACCCCATGACAACATCGGTCGGCCTTCCTGACGGGAAGAAGTGATCCGCCCCACGGTAAAACGCACAAACCTCTGTTTTCCTTCCGTGTTCGTGTTCAAGATCTCCCATTGAATGATTGTTCTTTACCCAAGTGATGAGGCTGCGTGGCGCGGGAATGTCTTTTAAGTTATCCCACCGCATCCATACATAAGACGAGTGCGAAAAGTGCAACCCACAAGCCCACTGAAGCAGCTCAACTCCCGTGTCGTTTGCAATGGGCTTGTGTTTGTCTATGCGGTGGTTGCTGCAAAAACTCATCCCATAAGGCGGGTCTGTCACAACCGCGTCGACCTTCCCAAGCGCGGGCATTACCTCAAGGCAATCACCCAGATACAAATCGCAGTCGCCAATCTTAACGTGTCGCTGCCATGGGTTTTTCATCGAAATAAATCCTCTTGCTGTTTTCTTTGTTGCTGTGTTGCGTCCCGCGCGGCCCGCGTAAAATCACGCTTTCGCAGGCCCGCTAGATTTATAATGTGCAAAGCCCGGACAGGATGAACCGCCTGCAAGCGGGCAAAAACGGCGGCGTGTCGTGCTGCCACCGCTTCGCATTCATCCGCTGTTTGCGCCGCAATCAATTCCGCGATGATCTTGTTCGCAGCATCGTTTGCGCGGCCCTCCTGTTCCGGCGTCACTTTAGCTGCCAGCCTTCGCTTGCCTTGCCGCGCCATTTCTCAAGATCCGCATCGGGCAGCAACACGCCAATCGCTTTTGCATACGACACAGACCCCTTGCGCTTCACAAGGGTAAGATTGCGCCCGCCGATAACCGCGTCACGCTTGCCGGACATTTCAACCATGCGGGCCACAATGTCTTTTTTGCGTGCGCTGGCGTTGTCGATTGCTTCAGACAGTTCGTCATATTCCGCAACCAGCTTGGCAGCTTCGGGCGTGTCATACTCTTGACGCTTTGGCCCCGCAAAGTCAGCAGGATCGGCGACCTTGGCGCGTTTCCAAATGGCTAAAAGTTTTGGGAGGTTTTTAGAAAGCCATTCGTCATCCCATTTAACACGTTCTGTCATCGTGCCATGTGGCGACCACTGGTAGAAGTCACACCAAAGGCGCAGGGTACAATACATTTGAATTTGCATCTGCGCATAATAGTGGGGTTGATATTCTATTGACTTGAACGCAGGCGGGTTTTCGTTGCGCTTTCCAAACGGGCATTTTATCTCAACCATTCCGACCCTTCCAATCAACCCGTCAGGTGATGCGCCGAGCCAATCATCACGCGGCGCAAATGCCAGCGCCTCAACATCACGCCCCGTTTCCATGCAGTATTCCACAAGCGCACCGGCTTCGTGAAATGTGCCATATTCCGTGGCCACGTTGCCGACAAATTCCGACGGCATCCCGTGCATTGACCTAACAAGGCTGCGAAACCCGTCCGCCTCGCTTGTATGCGGTGACAGGCCAAGCAATGCACCCGCCCCGCTTGCCGTGATCCGCCCGGCCCGCGCCGCAAACCATTCTGGTGTTCGTTGTTCCATCACCACTTGTCCCCAAATACTTTTGCAAAAGCTGCATTTAAGATTGTGTCCATTTCTTCGCGTGTCATTTTGCTTCCATTCCATCAAGGATTTCTACATCTTTCAAAAGTTCCCTAAGTCTTTGGTTGGACAAATAGTCAAAAAATGTTTCAAAATCGTCGTCACTTTCTTCATGGTGAAGGTTTAACTCCCCTCGGTAAAAATAAATCTCAAGTAAGTCTATAAGTGCCAAATATCCCATATTACTCTCCAATGTTGCTGTTGACCAACGGCGCGTTGATTGTGCGCCGCTGGTTTTGTTGCGTTAAACCTAAAACGGAATTTGGTCGTCGGCAACAGACGATCCGCCGCCATATGTGCCACCGCCGCCGCCGCTTGCAGGTGCTTGGCTTGTCTTGGGCAAAGGTTCGTTGCTTATCTGCAAAGGCTTGTCAGACGGCGAAACAGCGCTGACCCAATTCCCCGCCATGTCAGATCCGTCGCTGCCTTTCATCGACCAGACCATTAATTTGACCACCATCGGTTTGTTAGAAAGATGCAGCGTCAATGTTTCGTCGGTAGGCTGTTCGCCGGTGCGCGTAAGGTTGCCACCCGCGTTTGCGTCAATGGCTGCAAGCATACGACGCGCCTTGTCGCGCTTGGCCTTGGCCTTTGTGTCGTCTTTGGCGTTTGGATCAAAGTCTGTGACCCACAATTTATGGAACACCTTGCGGCCCTTAACGGCTTCGGGGGCCATGACAGACCACCGCAATTCGATATATGCGGGGCTGTTTTTGTCGTCTTTGTCTTTGTTGGCCCATTTTGCTTGGTCAATGATTGCCAACACGTCCGAATTGTTCGGAATTGGTTCCATTGATCCGCCGGGGATTTCGTATTCTTTTGATGTATCGGCTGCGGTTTGACCGTCGGATAAATCCCAAAAACTCATTGTGTTGTTTCCTCGTTGTGTGTTTCGGTTTCGGTTGTGGTTTCGGCTGTGTCTTGATCTGCCGCGGCAAAGCCGGAGTGCGGATCGCCTGTCGGAATAAACGCGGCAAGAGGGTTGACGCCCAACTTGACAGGCACGGGCTGCGTGATGCCATATGCGTTCTTTGACACGTTATTAGCTGTCAAGTGGCAAACCAGTTCGCGCCCGTCCATGCTGATCGCGCGTTTGCGTTCACCTTCATCGCCTTTTACGACCATCTGCTGACGTAAGAAACCAACGGCGTCAACGTCGTCAATATATGGCGGCAGCGACTTATGATGCGTCATACGCAAAGAATAGCGCGAATAATCTTCACCATCCGGCGGTGACACGTTGCCGATTTCTGCGTGGGCAATAAAGACAACATTCATTCCGCGTTTCTGGCGCAGGTGTTCTGCGGCCTTGCGGACGCGCTGGTGCATTGATGACAGCGCGTTAAAGCCTGCACCATAACCACCAAGGCAAGAATTAAGCGCCTTTGCCTTCGGATCGCTTTTAAGCACGTCTTGCACAAAGATACGATCAAGTGCCGACACGGTGTCAAAAACGACCGTTTTGTAATCGTGTTCATCGCGCAATAATGCGATGATCTGTTCCCAAAGCTGATCGGAATTTTCAATCAGCGGCAACGCGCTTGGGCGAAATGATGCGGGGATACGCGCTACACCATCCTCGGCTCGAATAAAGATGGGCTTGGGAAATGATGCTGCAAGGCTGCTTTTGCCTGTACCCGCATCACCGCAGATTGATATAACTTGCGGTCCCGATGTCGGCACTGTTGCCTGATCTAAGATACTCACTTTGTTTTTCCTTTGTTTGGCGCATTGGCCCGTGCGGCGGGTTCGCACTTTTATCCCGCAAATCAGGTATTGCACTTTAT